TCGCGAGATGTGGGATTTAGTTCTTTGAGTCGGGTGAAGGAGCATTCTTCAATGTCTAGTAATTCACCACAATGTTCGTGGGATTCTGTGTGTCCTGTCCCTTCGATGTAGCCGCTAGTTTTGTTATTTCGCTTTGGAGTGAATCTATTTCCTGCGACGTAAGGGTGTCGCGTCCGAAGTACCTCTTCAAGATCTTGAAGTTCTTGTTGGAGAGACGATGCAAGTTGCCATGCAGACCGCTCATCGAAATACCAGCCATGTCGTTCTTGTTTACTAAGTATTTGTGCAACTTTGTGCTCTAACGCGACCCACTCAGGTAAGGGTGGAAGTGTTCGCATAATTTGCGTGTAACGTTTACATCTTGTATGCAGTAATCCTGCATTTCTTTTGACCACTCTTTCCAATCAGCAGTCTTTCCGAATGAACCCTTATATTCACCTAAACGGTGACCATAAGATTCCAACGAATGTCTCCCATATAAATGTAAATCCATATGAGGTAAGTTTCTCTTCTGATCAATGTCATACATGTCTGCGTGATACAGACGTGACAAAAGAAGAGTGTCTACAACCAATCCCTTTGGATTGAACCAAGGGTAAAGCTTTTCAATTACTGGGAGATCATAAGAGATAACATTATGTCCGCAGATAATGTCAGCTCCTTCTAAAAGTTGAATACCTCTAACAATCGGCTCTTCAGAACCTTGATCGTTGTAGACGTATGTTTGATCAACTTCCGGATCGGAGATGACCATACAGTGAATACAGGTAACATCATTTAGGAGACCGTTTGTCTCCAGGTCGAACACCAGCATGTTTCCATTGATAGGTTTTATCTACAAACTGAGCCTTAGCTATTGCTTCAGGTGTAGGTGGATTAGGTTTGTTTAATTTAGTATTTTGGAAATTAGAAATCGATTGCCGGATCGAATTCTGTTGTGGATTCAGTCTCATAAAATTTACAAGTGTCTTTGTCGTAACTCAGCGTGCACGCGATACCTGTTTCGCCTGAATAGCGGTTTTTGATAATTCGCAGAGCCGTATCAGCGTGTTGAGATCCACTCTGCTGATCTCTTTCGAGTCCAATAACTGCGTCAGAAATTTGTGCAATGCTATGACTTCCCCGCAGCTGTCCAAGTGAAACTTTTGCTCCATCTTCATGCCCTTTGTCTCCTTGTGGTCGGCGTAAATGGGACACCAGAAATAATGAAATTCCTGTACGCTCAACAAGTGAACGTAAGCGTGTCATAGTTGTATCTATCATTCGTCTCTCATCTCCGTCCAATCCGGATAACAAGATGGACAAATGGTCCAAAAATATGATCTTACAATCTAGACCCGAAGCAAGATACTCAATACGATTATAGATAACATCAGGATCATAGGAACCGAAACCATCAAAAAGATAGAGGTTCCAATCAGCCAACGTTTGATCGAACGCCAACGAAAGTTCTTCATGTGAGTGTTCACCTAAATGAAATGCTTTACCACAAGCAGCTGACATCAGTCCAAGGGCAGTCCTCCTATTCGATTCCTCCAAAGCCAGGTAACCGACTCGTTCTCCCTTTTGAAGTAAACGAGTTGCTATGTCCCGACAGAATGACGACTTCCCTATTCCCGAGCCTGCCGTAATAGTTACTAATTCACCATATCTAATTCCGTGGAGTTTCTTATTTAAACCTTCAAATGGATATTCAAAGGCACATGGTTGTTGTGGTTCAATTACAAGTGAAAGTAAAGACTTACCATCGATAATCCCATCAGGTCGGTATTCTGAAGCATTCCAAATAGCCTCTCTAACTGCTTGCAGGTTGCCATCCTGAGCGGCGTCTGAAGCGTCCTTATAGCCTTTGAGGTCAGCGATCTTGACCTTGCCAGGTGGTAATACGCTTGCCGCCTCCGCCGAAGCCTTACGGCCTGCCTCATCGTTATCGAAGAACAGTACGATTTCTTGCCAGTTCTGCAACCACTCCAAATTTTTTTGGATTGATTTTTTTGCCGATGCCGCGCCTGATGGTAAGGAGACCATCTCCCATGTGGGTAACGCCTCCCTGCACGTAGCAGCATCAAGCTCACCTTCCGTAATAACAACTTGTTTGCCTGCTTTTCGGAATAAGTGTTGGCCGAAGAACCGACCATCAGTTTCTCCTTCGTATCTAAATTGTTTGTCTTTTGTCTTTGTCTTTATCCCAATAAGGCGTCCAGAGCTGTCTCGATAATGGAAACATAAGTGTGATCCATCTGCATGGATTCCATACTCAGCGCAGACTCGTTCAGAGATGCAGCGCTTTGACAGTCGTCTTGGTTCACCTCTCGGGTCCATTCGGTGTACATGTTGGGTAGAAGTGTGATTGTGAACATTGTTGTCTCCGCCTTTCCAGGTGTGACAAACAAAACAAAAAGTGTGGCCGTCTGTATACAGGCTATTGCCATCAGATGAGCCACATTCTTCACATGCTATGTGTCGTTCAAACTCGCTTGTCATGTGAGCCAATCGAGTGGAATGTTGGACCAAGATGCCCAAGGAATGCCAATCTTTTCACAGAATTTGGCGTATGTAGTTTTAGATTTTTTACTAATAGTATTGTATGGAGCTTGGAAGACCATACGAAGATCAATGCCAGGATGTTGTTGCTTTACTGATTTGATCTTTCGTCTATCTTGTGAATCCCAATAACCCTTACATTCCAACCAGACCCCATTTGGAAGAATGAAGTCTGGTGTATAGGAATGCTGGATAACATATGGGATCTTGGTGCTTTCGTACTCGTACTCAACACCTAGGTCTACGAGAAGGTCAGCAACCTTCTCCTCCAACCCGGATCTGAATGCCATCTACATTAATTGTTTGTTTGATATAAGAAACGCCGCGATACTTCAGTGTTTGCACTCGACGTGCAACTTGCTGTTCACGGACTCTCTGACGAAGTTCGACTTGAGGCATGATTCTCCAATGAAGTACCCACTCCCCGTTCCATGAGTAGGCGTCATGCGTCTATGTATGATTCCAATACTATTTTGGTGAACTGCATTTCAAGAAAACGAATGCTTTCTTGTTCTTCGGGGTCACCACCCGGCCATCGTTCTTTGTAGACACGTAACGCGTCACGAATAATGACGGCAGCGTCAGTTGAAAGGGTTATGTCATACATAGATGAACGTACGTTTCTTAACCGATTACTGGAGCTTTGAGAGCAACAGGAGTGCTGCTAGCAGAAGCCAAATCAAGAGGGAAGTTATGTGCATTTCTTTCGTGCATAACTTCAAAACCAAGGTTAGCTCTGTTGAGAATATCGGCCCAGGTATTAACTACCTGACCGCTATTAGCAAGAACTGATTGGTTGAAATTAAAACCATTCAAGTTAAACGCCATGGTTGACACACCAAGGGCGGCAAACCAAATACCAATTACAGGCCAGGCAGCCAGGAAGAAGTGAAGGCTGCGGCTGTTGTTGAAGGATGCGTATTGGAAGATCAGGCGACCGAAGTAGCCGTGAGCTGCAACGATGTTGTAGGTCTCTTCCTCTTGTCCAAACTTGTAGCCATTGTTGAGGGACTCTTTCTCAGTGGTTTCACGTACGAGTGAAGATGTAACCAAAGAGCCGTGCATAGCACTAAATAGAGAACCACCGAACACTCCAGCAACGCCCAGCATATGGAAGGGGTGCATAAGAATGTTGTGCTCTGCCTGAAAAACAAGCATAAAGTTGAACGTACCGGAGATACCGAGCGGCATGCCGTCAGAGAAGGATCCCTGACCGAATGGGTAGACAAGAAACACGGCAGAGGCTGCAGCCACAGGTGCGCTGTAAGCAACGCAGATCCATGGACGCATTCCTAGTCGGTAACTAAGTTCCCATTCTCGTCCCAAGTAAGCGAAAATACCGATGAGGAAGTGGAAGACAACGAGCTGATAAGGTCCGCCGTTGTATAGCCATTCGTCAAGCGTGACTGCTTCCCAGATGGGATAGAAGTGCAGTCCGATTGCGTTAGAGGACGGGACAACGGCACCGGAGATGATGTTGTTTCCGTAGAGCAGGGATCCTGCGACTGGTTCTCTAATTCCATCGATATCAACAGGTGGCGCTGCAACGAACGCCGTAATAAAACAAATAGTGGCGGCTAGTAGGCATGGGATCATTAGGACACCAAACCAGCCAACGTATAGACGGTTATTTGTGGACGTCACCCACGAACAAAAGTCATCCCAATTAGAGGATGAACTTTGCTTTTCAAGAATTGCTGTCATCGTTGGTAAATAAATTACTAAGCCGCCCACCCACCACAATTAATCAATTTAGAACGCCCACTTCATGCCAACCTTTGTGGCATAAGAGTTGGTGTCATCACCTGTGATACCAGAGAGTTCTCCGTAGATATTGACATCACCAAGGGGAACAGAACCTCCGATTTTGCCAGACAGTTCAACATCACTTTCACCATCGTCTGGTGTTACATATGCAGGGCCGAATTGAACGTAGAGGTTATCGGTTTCATAACCAATGGCTGCTTCAGTTACGGTGCCTGTGTAATCAGATCCGAAGAAACCAGAGTTAGATTCAACGTTTACATAGGGTCCAGCTTGTGCAGCGCCTTGTGCAGCGCCGAGCAGGATACCGGCAATAATAATAGATTTCATGGGGTTACTTTTTTTTAGCAGTTTTAGCTGCACGCTTAAAATTTGCAGCAGATGGCGCACCTTTGGCGCCTGGCTTTCTCATCTTCTCTCCACTACCAGCAGCAATACGCTTACGCTTGGCGTGGATGTTTGCATACAATCCAGGTTTAGCCATTACTTTTTCTTTTTAGGTGGACGACCTTTCTTAGTACCGTATGTTCCTTTTCCTTGAGGCATTACCAAACTCCGGGGATAATTTGTCCAGACAAGGCATACGCACCTAGCGCAGCCATGACACCTAGCATTGCTAGGCGTCCATTGAGCATTTCAGCTTTTTCGTTGTGAGTCACAGTTACTTCTTCCGTATACATGCGTGGTTCAGTGGGCCAGATTTGAGTGTCATTCATTTCAAAAGTCATCCTCATCGTTAGTCACAGTCACATTCGGCTCGTTTGCTTTGAAGCCTTGAGTCTTTCCAAACATCGCAGCGACATCCTCTGGTGCCATGTCACCTGTATCAACACCAGCCGAGCCGTTACAAGAAATAATTTGAACACCAACTAATTTAAGAGACGTGCCATAAGTGACACCATCCTTGAGAATATATGGCTTCTGGTAGAAAGCTAGTTTGACTTGACTTCCAGAGTACAAAGGTGTGCGATCATCAGTAATAGCTGTGCCTTCAGTGTCAACAATGGGAGGCTTTGCCTCATTGTTCCAGTTAAACTTAACCTTGTACTTACCATCTGCTACTTCCTCCCAAGGTTCTGGTTTAAGAGATGAACGCTTCGGATTTTTAAGCTTTGACTCTGCCCACTTGAGGGTTTCAGTCCGGTCATCTTCTAGCTTGGCAATCAAGTCATCACCAAGAAGTGCTTGAAGAGAATATCCATACTTAGATTCTTGGAAGATCGCTTGGAATCCTTCGAGGACAACAGGATCAGGAGTTACAAATGTTTTTCGTGCCATTAACAAAAGAAATAGGTGGATTCAATCACTGACTCAGGTTGAAGAGAGTCAATGATCGGTGGTTCAGATTCAGCGCCAATTTGTTGCGCCCAATCCGTTAGGTAGTCATGCTCCGCAAATAGGTGCATGTATGTCTGACGAACAATCTCTGATAAAACAGACATGTCAGTAGCACGACAAAGAACCGAGTCGTGTATGAGGGCCAGCGGAGCGTCGAAGCGTATTGCAGATAAATGAAGCAGGCTTGCATCTAGTGAATGAATTAGGTTCGGAGCAGTTGCATTCTTATGGTGGTTTTTATCAACTTGATCTGTATCACCCTCAGCGACAGTAACTTTGCAACTGCCTAACAGTTGTAGTTCAATACGTTTCACATCTTTCTTCATCAGCTTTTGTGTTACCACAAAGCCTGAAGGGGTGACCCAAGTTAAACGATCAAGACCACGATCTATAGCATTACTTACTTCCTGCTCAATCCATTTCATTACACGCATAGGGCCAGGAAAGATGTCATTCATGGCATCCCTCACTGCTTTGACAGTTTCCGTTAGGTCTTCCTTACTAATTTCAACCCCTTTATCCTTTAAAGCATCACGAATGTAGCCTCGATTTG